AGACAGCGAAGGAGGTCGGCAACGCGACGGGCATCCAGCAAAAGCTGCTGCGGCAGCGGATGTACTTCTTCCTACGCTCGGCCGATACCGGCAAGGTATGGCTTGGCTTGAATCCGATCGAGGCGCACCGGCTTGGTTCGGTTCGGCGCACGAAGAAGGGCATGCGGGCCGGTAAATCGTTGTTCGAAAGCGCGTGGCGCAAGACGAATCGACAGCCGGACGGGCCGATCTACCGACGCATCGGGAAAGAGCGGACGCCGTTCGAGGTGGTGAAGGTCGAGTGGTCGCAGACCGGCGATCCAGCATTTCGCCGGGCCGCGCTGGCATGTGAGGCCCGGCTGATGACGGTGCTGCGGCAGGAAGTCAACTATGAACTGCAAAAGGCGATAAACCGTGCTCGATAGGGTGAATTTACTGAGCCTGAAGCAACTGCATGACGGCGTCGAGGCCGGTCTGCGCGCGAAGCTGCCGGATCTCGAACGCATTCATGCATATCCGAAGATCGGCAAGGCGATCGACACGCCGTTCGTCGCGATCGAGCTGTCGGAGCTGGAGCCGGGGCACGACGACGGCACCGGGCGGGTGCCGCTCGTTGGCCGAATGCAGGCGCGTGTGATCGTCGATCCGATCGTGCCCGGTGCCGAGCTGCTGGTCCGCGAGCTGTCTGCGCGCGTGCTGCAGGCGGTGCACGGCGCGACGTGGGAGCTGCCTGTCACGCCCGGCCGGCAAGTCGGCTCGGCGGGCGAGGATCCGTTTCGTCCGGAGCTCGACACCTATCTCGTCTGGCTCGTCGAATGGGAGCACGAATTCGACCTGGGCGACGTGTTCGAGCCGCCGACGAAGGGGCGCGCGGTGTTGTGGGGCGTTGATCCCGACACCGGGCCTGCGCACAAGGACGAATACTGGAATCCGGCGAATCTGGCGTGGGGGAATGTGTGAGCGACTTCGAGCTGGGCGAGATGGATCGCCGAATGGCGTGTCTGACGCAGTCCGCGGTCGTTGAGGCGGTCACCTACGATCCGCCGCGCGTGAAGGTGCGCATCGGCGATTGGGTAAGCGACTGGCTCAAATGGCAGGCCGGCGCGGCTGGCAAGGTTCGGCAGTGGCGTCCGCCGTCGATCGATGAGGAGGTCGCGCTATGGGCACCGTCCGGTGATCTCGCGGGTGCATTTGTCGCGCCCGGTTACTACACGGACCAGCACGGCGGCTCGGGACGCTCCAGTCCGGACGAGACCGCGACCGACTTCCCGGACGGCGCGTTCGAGCAGTACAACCATGCGAGCCATGAATACGTGTTGTCGGTACCGGCCGGTGGTCGGATCGTGTTTCGAATCGGTGCGACCGAGTTCGAGCTGAAGGCGGACGGCGCAATGCTGCGTACGGAGAAGCTGCTCGCCGACGTGCCCGACTCGACGTTCACCGGCAACACGACGACCGAGCAACTGCTGACGTTCAACGGTGGCATGCAGGGCAAGGCGGGCGAGGGCGGCGGAATTGCGGTGAAGGTCGCGGGCGGTGCTGAGTTCACCGACGACGTTGTCGCGGCCGGAAAGTCCGTTAGTAAGCACAAGCACCGTGAGCAGGGCGACGGGGAGTTGGTCAGTCCACCCGTTTAGGACTTGCCTGAATATTGGGAGGTAGATCGCGCAACGGCATTTTGAGACCGACCAATTGTTCCGGCGAACATACATTATCGATTCTGTTCAGCCGAATTGCTGTTGCGACATTTCGCGCGTCGTCACCTTTCAGATCGAAGAGCGGATGTAGCCTGATGTCGCGTGCGAACGAATCCATGCAAAGGCGGAGCGATAGCAGTCTTGTTCCAACGGTAAACGGCAACTGAGGTGGGTCGATTGCACAGGAAAGGTCAATGCGCCCGCTATCCCGGTGTATTACTGCCTTGTTGAAGTACGACTGGAAGCACGTGTCCAGCTGCTCCGTACCAAGCTTCATCAGGCTTCCAATCTTGTTGATCGTGCTCGCGGTGTCGCCATGTATGAATCGCTGATTAATTGAGACGTAGTCGAAGGAATGGCGCTGAACCCAAGTGGCATAGGCAGCCAGATAGTCTTTGTACGCTTGAAGTCGAATTGACTCCGTCGGCTCAGATTGAAGTGTAAGCATCGCATGTTTGGATGCCGCCGCGTACAGTTCGAACGACGACAGTAGATCGTCGATCGCGGACCGTAACTGGTCGTAGTCGTGGATAGTCGCCTCTCGTTGTCGGCGCTCGTCGTTAATTTTCTCGGTCAGGTGCGTCGCGAGTAGACCGGTAAGGCCGAATCCCACTACGACCAGCACAAATTGATGTTTAAGGAACGCGTTGATATACGGCCAGATCGCCGCGAGGGCTGCACCACACTTACGAAAGATTGAGTCTTTAGGTCCCGTTTCAGGCTTCGTGGTGTGTCGTTTGATTGTCGTTCGGCGCTGCGTGCTCATGTTATGGCTCCGTGCGGATGTACATGACAATTCTAAACAAAAGTAACTTTGCCCCGCCCTGTGCGGGGCTTTTCATTTGTGGAGGCATTTATGGCGAAGGACGCACAGCAAGACCGTGCGGCGACCCCTGTCACGTTTATCGATACCGAGTTCCGCAGCCGCGTGATCGTGTTTCCCGACGGTTCGCATGTCGCGGTGCTGGCGGGCAAGACGGAAGTCACGCAGCCCGAGCACGTCGCGTACCTCGAATCGCGTGGGTGCTTCAAGCGCGTGCCGACGAAGGTGCAGTGATGGTCGCGCTGGTCGGTATGTGTCGCCGCACTGGCCGATTGATCGGCGGCGTCGAGCATCTTGTGCAGAGCGTCGCGGACATTCTCGGCACGCGCAAAGGAACGCGGCGCGAGCGTCCCGAGTACGGTTCGGATCTCCCGGCGATGGTCGACATGCCTATCACGCGCGGCTGGATCTCGGCGGCGCAGGCTGAATCTGCGCGCGCAATCGCCCGCTGGGAGCCGCGTCTTGCACTGGATCGCGTGAACGTGCTGTCGGTTGTCGACGGCAAAGTAACTTTTCGGATCGCCGGGCAGTACGACGGCGATGACGTCGTATTCGAGGTGACGACATGACAGTGATTGATTTGTCGGCGCTCGATCCGCCTGATCTCGTCGAAACGCTGGACTTTGAGGCCGCGTATCAGCTCAAGCTGCGGTATTTCAAAAGCATCTATCCCGACTGGACAGCGGCACTTGAATCCGATCCGGTCGTGAAGCTCATCGAGCTGGCCGCATACGACGAAATTCGGTTTCGTGCGCGCGTGAACGACGCGGCACGTGCGGTGTTGCTCGCGTATTCGACGGGCGCGGATCTCGAACATCTCGCGGTGCTCTGGAATTTGATGCGAGAAGTCGTCGATCCCGGCGACCCCGAAGCGCATCCGCCAATTCCAGCGACGCGCGAGCGCGACGAACGTCTGCGATTGCGTACACAGATGGGCATCGAGCGATCGTCGACCGCCGGCCCGTTCGGGGCGTATCGATCGCTCGCGATGGACGCATCGCCGGACGTTGCTGACGTGCGCGTCGATCGGCCCGAAGCCGGTGTGGTGCGCGTGGTCGTGAAGTCGTATTCGAACGGTGGTGTCGCGAGTGTGGAATTGCTCGACACAGTGCGCCGCGCCCTGTCGCCGGAAGACCGTCGGCCGCTGAACGACACGCTGCTGGTCGTTGCGGCTCGGCCCGTCAATTACACGATCGTCGCCGACGTGTACGTTGGGCGCGGCCCGGATCCCGGTGTCGTGATCGCTGCGCGTCGGCAGGATCTGGATATCGCGGTCGCGGCGGGCGAAGCGTTGCGCGTCGGCATGCCGCGTTCGGCCGTGACGGGTGCACTCCATCCGAAAGCATCGGGTGTCGTGCGTGTCGACCTGAAGTCGCCGGCCGCCGACGTCGTGTGCGCGGTCGACCAGTTCGCGCGCTGCACATCGATCGTGCTCAATCCGAAGGTGGCCGATGATGACTGAAGCACTGCTGCCAGCAAATCAGACGAGCCTCGAAGCCGCACTCGCACAGGTGCTGCGCCCCAGCGTCGATCCGGACTTGATCCGCACCCTCTGGGATGCCGATCGCTGCCCGGCCGCGTTCCTGCCGTGGCTCGCATGGTCGCTCGCGGTCGACGGGTGGGAACTGGCGGAGTCCGAAGACGCACGCCGAGCGCTGATCAAATCGTCGCTGGCGATCTACCAGAAGAAGGGCACGCCGTGGGCAATCCGCGAGATCGTGCGGCGGCTCGGATTCGGCGAGATCGATATTCAGGAAGGGCGGCAGGTCAAACGTCGGGACGGCTCGGTTAAGCGCAACGGTCGATATCTGCATGGCGGGTCATCCGCCTGGGCCGAGTACATCGTGACGCTGAAGCAGCCAGTGACGCGCGATCAAGGCGAAAACCTGAAGCGCGCGATTGAGCGCTACGCGCCAGCGCGCAGCTTGCTGGCATGGCTCGATTTTTCTGAGGTTGCGATCCGGCACAACGGCGTCGCAACGCGCAACGGTCAATATACGCGAGGGGTAATCGGAACATGGCCGATTTGAAGGAAGAGAGTAAATGGGAGCCGGGAATTCGACAGTTCGAGACGTCGGACCCGGTGCAGGGCGGCCCGGACGGCGTCGACAACATCGCACTTAAGCAACTTGGCAACCGGACGCGCTACTTGAAGGACCGCGCGGATGCAGCCGACAAAGTTGCTTCGGGACTTGGGACGCGGGCGGACGCGACGGACAGGAAGGTCGCCGATCTCGGGACGCGCGCCGATGCGACGGACAAGAAGGTCGCCGATCTCGGCACGCGCGCCGATGCGACGGACAAAAAGGTCGCAGACCTCGGCACGCGCGCCGATGCGGCTGACAAGAAGATCGGTGATCTCGGCAACGACAAGGTTGCCAAGGCCGGCGATGCGCTGAAGGGTAAGCTGCTCGGGAAGGTCGGTGCAATCACGCCGAACAACACGAACAATGCAGGCTTCGCGTTTGACGGCGATCCCGACACGGGGATGTTTTCGCCGGCAGACGGGCACTTGCAGCTCGGTGCGCAGGGCGTACCGTACGTTGTGATGCTGTCCAACAATCTGACGCTCGGCGCGGCCGGGTGGCTGTCGTTCATCGCCGGCAAGACCGAGCGCGGCCGCATCACGGCGGAGGGGCGATGGTTGGTTGGCGGAGCGGCGGATGACGGTTCGAGCACGATGCTCGTCCAGAATCCCGCGACAGGCTATGCCATCGCCGCGAGGCGGCCTGATATCGGTGCGCAGTATCTGGCGCTCGGTGCGGCTGCGGGTATCGGCAACAACCCGAAAGACAACACGGTCGCGAGCTATTCCGATCCGGGGGCGGCCAAGTCGCTGATCATTGCCGCGTCGACCGACGACGCAAACACGACTCCGACGAACGGTGCGCTCGGTATTCGGTTCACGATTCTCGACATCACGCGAGCGCAGATCGGGCAAACGGGGAACATGATCGTCGGTACGTCGGCCGCAGATCGGGAGACGGGACGGCTTCAGGTGGTCGCGGATGCGACCGGTTACGCTGTTGTGGCGTATCGCACCGGAAATGCCGCTCAGTACATCGGTATCGGCGCTGCACCGGACGGACCCGGTGGCGTGATCGACAACTACATCGATGCGTACTCGCAGACGGCGGCCGGCAAGATCCTGTATTTGAACTCGACAACCGACGCGAATAACACCACGCCGACCGGCGGACGACTCGGGATCGGATTCAACATCCTCGGTAAGACGAAGATGATGCTGAATCAGGCCGGGCGGTTGCTCATCGGTGAGGTCGCTGACGATGGCTCGTCGTTGGTGCGGGTCGGTGGCACGGTGACGGCGACGGCGCCTCCGGCTGGCGACAGGTCGGACAAGCTGATCACGTCGGCGTGGTTTGCGGCGGCCGTCGCCAATGTGCAGATCGGGCAGATCGTGTGGGAGGCCCGAACTGCGCCGCGCGCTGGATTCCTGAAGCTGAACGGCACCGAACTGAAGCGGACGGACTACCCGCTGCTGTGGGCGTACGCGCAGGCGAGCGGAGCAATCGTCGCAGATGCGGACTGGGGCAAGGGGCGTCACGGTTGCTTTTCAACCGGTGACGGCAACACGACGTTCCGACTGCCGGATCTTCGCGGCGAGTTTATCCGCTGCTGGGATGACGCGCGCGGTGCCGACGCACAGCGTCAGATCGGTAGCTGGCAGGACAGTCAGAACCGCTCGCACGCGCACGGAGCGTCTGCCGCAGCCGTTGGCGACCACTCGCACAGCGCATGGACGGACGCGCAAGGTGTTCACGCGCACGGGGTCAACGATCCGGGGCACTCGCACACCACGCGCATTGGTCGCGTCGGGGTCACAGGAACGAGCTTCGGTCAGGGCAGCGGCCCATACAACTGGGATCGGGGTGACGACATCGGGTCGTCCGTCTCCGGCACGAATATCTCGATCGCGGCGGACGGCAATCACGGGCACAACGTCGGAATCGGCGCGGCCGGAGCGCACTCGCACACGATCAGCGTCGCGGCTGACGGTGGTAACGAAACCCGTCCGCGCAACGTCGCGCTGCTCGCCATGATTCGGGCTTATTAATTCGAGGTCAAACATGCTTTGCAATCAATACGACGATCAAACCGGGCGCTACGTCGCGAGCTTTCTCGCAGAACGCGACCCGATGGACGCGAATCGATATCTCGTGCCGGCTTTCTGCACGCTCACGCCTCTGCCGGAGGTGCCGACGCGCTCCTGGCCGTTTTGGCAGGACGGCAAATGGAAGATGCAGCCGGACTATCGCGGTGTCCGCTTGTATCGAACCGATACGGGCGAGCCGGGCGAGATCACGGTCGCGGGTGTCAGCCCCGACGACGCGGGATTGACGGATGTACCGCGTCCGTCCGACGAATACTTCTGGAAAGATGGCGCTTGGGTGCTCGACGAGGAAGTCGTCGCGGAGCGCGTACGTGAAGCCGCGATGGAGGATTTCTACGCGCGCATGGAAAAAGCGCGTCAGCAGAATCTCGGGAAGTCGGACGCGCGTGTGACGGGTTTGCTGTCGGATATCGAGTCGGCGACGTTCGACGCGTGGGCCGCGTATCAGGTGGCCCTTGTCGGCGTCGTCGATTCGCCGGCATTCCCGAACGACGTTGTATGGCCGGCCGAGCCGGACCCTGCAGCGTTGCTCGCCAAGGTCGAGGCGCTGCGGGCGGAGAAGGCTGCACGTGAGGCCGAGGAAGCTGCTCGGCGCGAGGAGGAGGCCGCGCATCGCAATGATGCGGGCGAGACACATCCTGAGGCGGAATCCGCGGTGCCCGCTGACAGTGACAGCGCGAGCGATACCGAGCCGCCCGCCGAGGTCGACGCAAAGTAACTTTCCCGGCGTGTTCGTGCGCCGTCCTGTTTCGTAAGCCGCTCACTCGAGCGGCTTTTTTTATTTCTGGAGATCCGCATGGCAGCGACTTCGTTTTTTCACGGTATCACGACGACCATCGTCGACAGCGGCCCGCGCA